TGGGCCTGCACCAGGACAGTACCAAACAGCAAAGTCTTGACCCTCCACACGAGTGCAGTTGTTAACACTCAAAGGTAGATTCTTAATGACGTGTCCTCCCACATTTGTGAGATTAACGTACTGTACCTTAGTTGGAACCATGTGGTTTGGAATCAAAAACATAGAGCCAGTAAGTGGAACAGCATTGCAAAAAACACCGTCCGACTGCCTTTCAAGAACCTTCAACGACTTCCCAACAAGTTTGTCGAGATTTTCAGTCGAAATAGTTCGGGCAGCTTCAGTGATACCGGCATCACCAAATTTGTAAGCATTCTCCTTCTGACGAGTGTCCCAATGTTCGGTTTCTAGCTGATAGGGCTTAGCATTAGGGACAAAAGAAATTGGAGCTGCGGCTTGTGCTGTGGGCAAAGTTTGAACCCATGTTTGGGCTGTCTTTTTAAGAACTGCCCAAACACCAGTAAAGACAACAATAGCATGCAACTTCATCTTAGCTTCATCAGAAAGGTCACGGTAGACCTGAGATGGAGAACGAAAGTTATACGCCTCAACGTACTCAGAGCGCATGGTGTACGCTCTGCCACATAAAACAGCAACATATGATGCAAAGACAAAAAACATAATCCAAGCACCGTTGCTTAAAAACAACAAATCACACAGTAATACAATACCAACAATAATTCCGAAAGCTTTAGATGTTGAGACAACATAGTCAATCAACTGCCAACGAAGCGCAAATAAAACATAAAAATTTCCTAGTCTAGTGGTTAAGACCGTGCGAATAAGTGAGTTGAACCAGGCCATAAAACGGACTTCAGCAAAAAGAAGGTAATCAATAACCTCCTGCTTAACGTCCATACTCTCATTAATAATGCCTCGGAAAGAAAACCGGGGCATACCAGAATGCGATTGTAATTTGCAATCCGGACAAAGAGTAGGTGGGAGTTGATGCTCACATAGAGGCATATCAGCAAGAGAACGCTGACCTTCAACGAAAGCTTTTTGCTTGGCAAAATGGTTCTGCGAATCCTCCTTCAAAAAACGAAGAAGTGTGACAATGTCCACGTCAACTAGAGGTTTACCCTCAAATTCGCGGGGGACGTAATAAATCTCACGTGTGCGTCCAGATTTCGTCCTATTCCCGTTGGAAATGGGAACATATCTGGGCTCCTCTACGGTAAAAAGAGCATAGTCAGGGAATTGATCATTTGCCATATGGCGAATCTTGTTGTTATCGAGCATATCAGTTCCTTCCTTCCTATATTCAGGACGGACTTTCTGGGTGATGGTGCACTCAAAACGACGAACAATGGATAATGGTTCGTTTGAAAGCTGATTTGCCAACAAATCCTTGACATTTGTAGTGCCGCACACTACAGAGGGTTCGATCATCACCTTTCCCTTCATTTCTGCGTTAGGGTTCAATGCAGCCATGGGTACTTGGTTCAAAAACATAATGATCGGAGTGGCAGGTGATCCATCGGTAAAGTCCAACGCTGTGTTGCCGATGTCGTCCATGATCACGCCATCATGGTAGGTGGAAAATTCCGACTGGAACTTGTCCTCTTGGTTGAGAGTAATAATAGCACGGGGGCTGTAATCTCGACCATTCACCTGGAGGATGTAGCGAGTAAGCGCATTAGAAATGGCAGACTTACCCACACCGGAATCGCCAAAAAGCAAAACTCCATAGGGTTTCTCACGAATGTTGTCCTTCTTCGATAATGTACGAGAAGTCTGCAAGTCTTTAAGGACATTGAGACGAGATGCATAGTATGCACGTTCGCTCTGCTTGCAGTTGGCAAGATACGAATTTGTAGTATCAATACACTCGGCGAGACGACGATCATAAGTTTCCTCACTGACCTCAGCCTTACGGCCTAAATCAATGCAAGTCTTTTGAGACTTCAGAAACGCAAACTCAATGTCATATTTATTCTTTAGTTCAGAAGCGAAAAAGTCGGTAAAATTCCCAGAGTTAAAAACTAGGGTGACCTTTTCAATGACGAGTTTGCCGAAGCTGGATAGTTTTTCAAAGAAGTGAAGGGTGGTTACCTTCTCACGAATGGGTTCCGTAGCTACAAAAGAGTAACCTTTGATACGGAAATCGATCTTCTTAATCCAACCAAGTGAGATCATCATGCGGACCAAATAATGGGCCTCGGAAGCAATATCGCTTCCTTTGATGAGCGTGTAATATTTCTCGACAAAAGATAAATCTGGGATCATGGTTGTTAGATCCGGAATGTCAAGATGAAGCTCAGAAGTAAGCTCACGAAGTGCCAACCAGGCACGGCCAAAATTATCCAAAAGCCATTCACGAACATCTTCAGATAAACTGATGAAGTCGCTAGCTGAAGCCTGGGAGTTTAGAACTCCCTGGTTAGCACGGCGGATACGGGCTTTTTCTCGTGATTCTTTCTCACGTGATTCCTTATCACGGAGAGCGCGATCCTTACGGTCGCGAGCGTTCTTTTCATTGCGCTTTTTCGCTTCCCATTTAGACTGGCCATAACCAGTTTGGGAAACAAGCACGTTGAAATGAAACAGAAAAAAGGCAAAAACAATGCCAAAACAGGTTAGGATAAATCCCAACGAGACGCCTTGGACGTTCAAATTTGATTCCTCGAAATTGAATAGATTCATAATTTTAGTAGGCGTAGAACTAACCTCAACGGGCTAAAGAAAACCAAAACCATAGTCCAAAAAGTCCATCAAACAAATAATCATAGCAAAACCTCAAACTCAGTACAGCGGTATGGAAAATTTAGGTGTCCAAACCTCTTCCCTCAGGTTGTCAGGAAGTAAACATACTTATAAAGAGTTATATTGCGACAGTATAGTTTGTGATGCATATATCGGCATCCAAAATGTACCAAAAGACCAATTCTTCCTAAAAGAGTTGTTAGATCTAGATCTGTGCGAGTCCTCTGCGGAGGCACAGTCGTTAAAACGAAATCATTCTCTAGTAGGGGGGATTCTTCTGCTAACAAAACCAAACACTGCTTAATTATGCGATTAATATACTTGACA